GACAGGCAGGAATGTACGCATAGGTCGTCCTTCGCGAAAGGTATGAATCCATCCGCTGCGCCAGGCGCAACAGAGAGGATGGTGTTCAGAATGACAGGCGAGAGGCCTCCCGGAGCAGCGCTTCGTCGGAACCTCAGGCATCGCCCGGGCCTGGGAAGACGAATCTCTGCAGGGATTGCGGGGATCTTACTGCCATTCCCACGGAAAAGAAAAATCCCGGCTGGACCGGGGGTTGCTGCTGCGCGTCGCAAAAAGCGCTCCAGGAGGCAGCCGGACCTGGTTACAGAGTCGACGTGTGGGGTGCCTGTATGGACAGTTTTACAACGCTGGCCCTTTACCCATCCGCGCAGGAACGACAGTTATTTCTCCGGATTCGGGGAGCCGCGTAAATTATTCAGTTAGGTACTTGCTCTTTCTTGACCGGTCGGTAGTGTCCTAGTCTGAGCTTTCGGCGGTAGTGACTTTCCGGGGGCGTCCGTCCTTGCGCCACGGGATCGGCGGGTGCTACGGGGGAGGCGGTTCATACCCGTTTTTAGAGTGGACGGAGGGTGTCCGATTTGGCCTGCTCTCCGATCTATACACCTGTTTACCAGTTGACAGCCTAACGCCGAAAATCTGAGAATCCGCTCGTACACAGACTGAACGGAGTCGTCACCACGTGGCATCTAAGGAGATGTGGGATCAGGCCTTGGTGGAGTTTCTCCACCAGTTTGGGCCACTCACGACGATACTGATACTGGTCGTCGGAGCCCTTAGTTGGTACATCCACTGGGGGTGGTGCCGACGCTTGGAGGAAAAGCAGAAAGAGATCGAGCGACTGGTTACGGAGAAGAACCAGTACCACACTCTCTTCCTGACTGAACGGAGGTCCACCGAGAAATGATGGTCACAGCAGCTGACTCAATCCTAGTCGTCCTCTCAGGGATCGTGTTGGGGCCATTGGCCTGGCTCTCATTCAGTGAACTCCGGCGACACCGAGGTATGGCTCAACGGTGTCGCTTCTTCGCTGTCCGAGACGAAGTGGTCTGGCTCGTAGCCAAAGGCTATGTGTCTGAGCAGGATCAGACGTTTCAGTGGCTCTATGAGTCTGTCAACCTTTTCTCGGGAATTGGGGATCAACTCAGCCTGGACTTCCTAATGCGCACGATCAAGGAAGCCCGAAAGAGCGGCTACGATCCTGCTGCCCAAGATCGGGTAAGGGAACTACAGGAATGGGCGCACGCTAAGGACCCTGCCGTTACTCGAGCCATTGACCATTTTTTCGAGGCCATTACTTCGATAATGATGGAAAATTCTTGGCAGATTAAGTGTCTTATTGCACTTGGGAAAGGCGTCCAATCTTGGGCTGCTCTCTGTGCACCATTTGCCCAACTATCTCGGTTAATATCCAGCAGCAGATACGAAACGTACAAGGAGTACGATAGGGCACGTCATGCCTTCGCCGGGTCCCTAGCTGCCATTTAGCAGGCGATCACTTCCCCGATCACCCTTCCCACCCTTCTTAGCCACGGCACTGCGCGTCTACGCTGTCAATGCCTCGCCCCCGGCGGATGTGCCGGGGGCGTCGTGGCTACAGGGGAGTCGCAGCTGCAGGTTAGGCACTGAGAGCGCGCAGCAAGTGCTCAGCGAAGCGGATCCGGACGTCGCGCTGGGCGAGGAGTGCGGCATCGCCGGGATGGTTGATGAACCCAAGCTCCAGCAGGCAGCAAGGGCCGTTGAACTTCAGGATGGCGAGATTGCTGCGCTCTTTGATCCCGCGATTGGGCAGGCCAAGGCTGGCGACCGCGGCATTCAGCACCAGCCGGGCGAACGCCTGCGACTGTCCACCAGGAAACAACACCTCGGTCCCAGTCCCTGGAGTCCCTGCGTTCGCGTTGCAGTGGAGCGACAGTAGCCGCGTAGCTCCGGCCGCCTGCATCCGGGCGACCCGTTGCCCTAGTGGTGCGCATTCTTCGGCGGTGTTGCGGGTGAGTATGACCGCCTGCCCGGCCTGCTGCAGGACATGCTTGAGCGTCAGCGCCCACTCCAGCGTAATGGTGGCCTCCTGCAGGCCTTGGCCGACCGCGCCCGGATCGTAGACCCCGGCTCGCCGGGAACAGAGGCCGTGGCCGGCGTCGATAGCGAGAAGGCCGCTCATGGCAACAGTTCCGGGACTTCGGCCGTGGCGCTGTTGAGCCGGGTGCCTATCTTCCGCAGTAGGGTCACAGCTTCGGCCTCGATCAGATGCGACCGGCCTTTACGGTGCAGCCGCTGCGCGAGGTCCGCTATCGCCGCGTCCTCCGCCTCAGACAGCAGGGCCTTGGACAGCCGCTTCACGTCACGTTCGATCTCGCGCACTGGCTCACTTTTGAGCGTGCGCTTTACCAGGCGTTCCAACGTCCGCAACAGGCTCATGGGCGATGGACTCCTTTGAGGGAGTCGAGGATCTCGGTGAACGTTTCTTTGAGCTCGCGGCGGTTCTCGGTGAGCGAGGCGCGGAAGTCACCCGACAGGTCCTTGACCGTCTGCCGGTGCTCCTGTAGCTGCTGGGTTATCGCGCCATTGAAGGTCGCAGCGAGGCGCTCCTTTTCCGCGCGGTCCTTCTCGCGCTCCTCCCGGATGTACTTGCCGATGGCTACGAGCCCCCCTCCCATGCCTGCGAGGAGCACGAGGACGAGGCCTCCTGATTCATTAAGAGTGCCAATGATGCTGGGTTCCATGAGGGGCGCTCCTAAATGGTTTTGAGAACAAGCCACGAGCCGGACGCATCGGCGATGAATTCGGCCCCCGCGCCCTGCACGTTGGTAATGGTCTGGGAGGTCGCCCCCCAGTTCCCCCGGACGTTGATAACGTCCGAACTGGTGCGGGCGACAGTGATGCTGCCGGTGCCGGTGTCGACTTTCATAATCACAATGCGCCGCCCAATGTTGTTGGCCGCCAGCGGGAGAGTGATGGTCCGCGTGGAATTGCCGGTGGACACGCGGATGAGGTGGTCCGTGGCCGTGACGGTGTAGTTCGTGTTGGTTTGCGTCGTGGTCGCGAACAGCGGCGCCAGGGAGGTGGCCAGCTGCGCGTTGCCTATGGCGTTGTTGGTGATCGAGACGGTGCCGCTGGAAACGCTGAAGAACGTGCTCGAATACTGTGCTGCGCCCTTTTGCGACGTTGAGGCATCTTGGATGCCCACCCCAGCAGCCCCGAGGGTTAGGGGGGAGATGACTTTGACGCGGATGCCAGAACTGTCCTCCAGGCCGGGGTTGGTAGCTGTGCCGAGATTCGCATACGCCACCGCTCCGTTCGCCAAACCCGGGTTCGGGTAGGAACCTGTCAGAACCCCGCCAGCGCTTCCTCCTGGCGGGATGCCAGCTGGTAAATCTGATAGCTGGATCTCGTCAGCGACCAATCGGACCTCAGAGCCTCCGACTGTTGCCCGCAGGAAACCGCTTGTACCTATTCCGTCTGGCAGCCAGGTCAGGTCAGAGCCTAGACCCGTGAGTCGTCCCGGGTCAATGATAAACGCTTCACTAGCAGGGTCGTTGCGAAACCGCATCTGCAGCCAATCTATGGGGTCCGCGGTACTCGATTCGATGGCGAACAAGGGAAGCAGGCCCGTCCCAGCCTGACTCAAAAGCTCGCCGGTGTCCGTCAAGCTCCAGAGTGAATCCTGCAACGCACTGGTGCCATCCCACCGCACGATGCGGTGGTCGGTGCCGCTGCCGGTGACACCTCCGCTGGCCGTGGCGAACACCCATGGGTTTGAACTGGTCCCCGCGCCGGTCGGGATGATATCGACCCCATTCTCCTGAATTTTGAGATGCCCGGTTTTCGCGTTGACCGTGGCCACCTGCGCAGCACAGGCTACGGCCAAAAGAACCCATGCGAACAGGGTCAGACCCGCGCTCTGACGCTGGTGCTTGCTTTGCAACATCGTCGTACCTCCCGCCGGGTTACCCCGGCTGTTGGATTTCGAGATAGATGCGACTCTTGAAGTCGCCTAAGTCCGCCGGGATCGGAGCCCCGGCTGGCTTCGTGACGGTGAGGGTGTTCATGGCATCGCCGCTTCCGCTATGGGTCCAGGTCCACGGCGCGCCTCCCGGGTCAAAGGGCACGATGCCGACATAGCCCGGCAGGATCAGCCGGAGATTCACGCGGCCGGCGGTAACGCCCTCCGCGCTCCAACTGAATCCGGCTGGCCCAGTGTTATTCACCAGTTCTGCATCTGCGCCGGAGGATGGCCCACCTATGGTGAAGCTGCTCGTTGCGCTGAGCGCTGTTTCCAGTGTGGCATCGACGTCGAGGAGCCAGACGCTAGTGAGCTGCCCAGTGCCACTGCTTGTCGGATTCGTGACCGCCTGGCCGGTGTTGACCACGACGGCCCCGGCCTCGACCACCGCCTCCCCGTCGAACTGCCGCAAATTGATGGTCTGCATGGCCTCGACCGCGCTTTGAGCGGTTCGCGGCGCGGGCGCGTAGCCGACTTTCGTGTTGTAACGGTGGCCACTCATCAGAACACCTCCTCGGGGTCGAAGGCGTCGTAGTGCAGTACCTGAGTCACCGCCTGCGTAGGGTCGAGGCTCCCCATCACAGTCAGCTCACCGCGACTCACGATCAGCTGGCGGGTGTCGCTTGGCGCGACTCCAGTGATAGTTAGCGTCTGACCTGGGCGCGTCGGCCGCTCATGCAGTGCCGCAATCTCGCTGGGCGAACCAGCGAACAGGGCGGTGTAACTCCGGGTGCTGATGCCCCGCCAGGAGGCCACCAGCGCAGCCCGGGTGAGGTCCCGCAGGTTGGCCTTGCCGACTGCCCCCAGCGGGATCCGGCCAACGCGCGGCCGAGCGTGGTAGAGCTGTCGATAGATGCCGGGGGCGTAGAGGTAGTGCGGGTCGGTCCGCAAGGCGGGGTTGTCCGTCGCCTTGCAGAGGAAGGTGTGAATCCGGCGCGTGATGATGCGGATGTCGCCGAAACCAAACCGCTGTTCATCGGTGGGACTCGCGTAGCTGCGGAATACGAAGCGTACCGCACGGGCGGCCCGAAGGAATTGCGGCGAGCCCTGGCGGAACACACTTTCCGGGGTCTCCCCGCGCGCGCGGATCCCCAGGTTGCCGCCGAGCTCGACCCATTCCAGATCGCTGGCCGCCAGGACATCGATGCCGCTGCCGCGCGGGTCGCTCGGATCGAAGTTGGGGTCGTTGGTCCCCTCGATCGTGACGTCCAGCACCCCATTGCGGCCGACGGTTGCGTTGTAGGCGATCTCGTAGAGCTCTTCCGCATCGCCGGCGCTGTTGAACCAGAAGCAGGCGGCGTAGAAGGGCGTGGGAACGCTGCCGTAGGCGCTTGACAACTTCACCCACTGCACATAGCTATCGGCTCGCTCATCGGTCAGATGCCGGATCAGCCGCTCATGAACGTCGGCCGTGGCGGCCTTGGTTCGGGTATACGCCTGAAACCGGACGTTGGCGCTCGAGCCGTTCGTGCTCGTGGCCGGTGGCAGGTTTGATTTCTCACCATCGTCGGTGGTGAGATCCGAGGCTGGGCCGGTGTAGTTCGGCAGATAGATCCACACTTCATCGATGTCGCTGTCGGTGTTCAGCACCGACCGGCTGGCAGCAACCGCGTTGTACTCGACCAGGTCCTGCCCCACTCCCAGCATCTGGGCGTACGCATCGGCAATCGTCGCGACCTGATGCGTTTCGATGGCGTAAGGCACAACCACGGCATCGGCCGCCCCTACATTTACCGCCTGTAGGTCGATGACCAGCGTGCCCGCGTCCGCGTCGTGGAAGAGCACCAATGTCTGCTCCAGCCCTGCGCGCCGGATCAGGGTATTCATCACTTCCATCGCCGGTTCGCCCTGCAACAGCGCGGTCGAGATCGCGGCGTAGTCCACCCAGAAGTCGTAGGCGAGGGCTGGCAGCACCACCTGGCTGCTGCTGAGGCCCATCCCCCCATAGGCGGCTGGGCTGGTCGCAATGGCCAAGAAGACGTCCCCCAGCGTTATCTTGCCGTCGAGATCCAAATCGCTGGCGGGGTCCTGCGCGCCACTCTGATTGAAGACACTAAAGCTCGCAGTGATCGGCTCGAAGTTCACTGTCTTTTCCGCCAGCACGAAGCCGCCCCAACGTGGTTCTGGCTTCACCTTCGCGCCATCAAACGGCCGCGTGGTGCTCGCCGGGGAGCCATCGAGGGGGACGGTGTAGGAGACTACCGTCCGAGCGGGTGCCAGCGCCTTGGGGACCACAATCTGAAACGTGATGCCAGTTGCGCTTAACTCGCCTGTGTTGGCTTGCGCCCGGTAGCACTCGAAGAAGCACCAGTGTGTGCCATCGCTTGTGTAGCGGTTGTAGAACACCAGCTCCCCATTGATCAGCACGAAGCCCTGGCCGGGGAAGCCGGGATCCGCGTCTGCGTCCAGGCGGCTTGTCGTGATCTGGTCTGTGAACCGGTAGGACTCCCCGTAGGCCCCGGCCTCGGTGGTCGTAGTGCCAAATGCCGTGATCGTGTCTGCTGTCGTGACCGGGTAATCGTCGAAGAAGTTGGCGTGGTAGGGCGGCTGGTAGAAGGCGTGTTCACGGTAGAGGCTGTAGCTCAGGCCTGCGCTGTAGTAGAGCGGCTGGTCCGTGAAGCTGGCCCGGGCTGCGCTGAGGACGATCGGCGGCAGGTTATCCAGGCTGCTGGCGCTCGCGCCCACCGGCAGTGCCTGGCCGTAGTTGTGGAGCTGGCAGTAGCCCATCGCCGCCAACATGCTGGGCTGGCCGGCTACTGCCTCGATCTGCTCCACAACGATGCTGGCCCATAGGGTCTCTTGGCCGGTGCCATCGTCCCAGAAAAATTCCACCCGGCTCCCCGGTTGAAGGGGATTGAAGCGCGAGGTGAAGTTGCTGAACACCAGATCGCTAGCTGGCGTGTGGGTTTCTGACGGGGGAATCGCTGGTGTCGGCGGTATCGTCAGCAGGTCCTCCGGTGCCCCCGGATCCACGTCTTCCCCCTCAAGCAGATCGCCTGCCCCCAGCCAGTCGTAGCTCTGCAGGGTGTTGAGGTGGAAGGTGACGGTGAGCATTGTGACCTGCTGCTCAATGGCGACGATGCGATTCACCGAGTAGAACTTGTCGGTCGTCAGGCGGCGACCTTGGACCCCGCCCGTGGCCGCGTAGGCCCCGTTGGTGATTCGGACATACCAGCCTCGAGCGGTCATCGTTAGATCACCTCCACCGAGAATGCAAACGTATTCCCTGCGCCGTTTGCATTGGTGAATGTGACGCTAGAGGCATAGGTCCCCGGGGTCGCCGGGGTCGTGACGCTGGCCACTTGCGTGAAGACATTGGTGGCGCTGAAGCCAGTGGCGAAGGTCCAGGCATAAGCTGTGCCGGTGTAGCGCCGCCAGAAGGGTGTGAAGTCCACGGCGGTGCTGGCCGGCACACTCCCGAAGGTTCCGCCAGGGAAAACATAGCTGCTGGTTTCATCGAGATAGACCTGCAGGATATTCGGAAGTGGCAGATCGCCCAAGGTGAAGTCGAAAGCTTCATCGACCGGCAAAACGAGTCGGTACCGATCGATACCCTCGGCCGTGCGGTTTACCCCGAGCCCTTCCGAGTAGGTCGTTACCCTGCCCTGATAGTTCCGGGGGGTGGGCCAGGGCTGGCGCAGGTCGAGATCCGTGTCCTGCAGCACTAGTGCGAACCTGCGGCCCTGACAGCGAAGAGCTTCGATAAAGCTCAGTTGGTCCGGAGTGGCGAGTGTCCGCCGGAATGTCAGATCAATGGCCGCGTAGGGGCAGTCGTTGAAGCCCAGCAGATCACTGGTCACGAGTTTCCCGCGCCCGGCCGTGCGATGTACCAGGCCTTCGAGGGGGACCGGATGCACCAAGACGCAATGCGGCAGGGTGATAGTCTCGGCCGTGATGGTGTCCTGCAGGATGATTTCGTGTTTGGCCATCGCTACATCCCCAACGACGCAGCGGCGCGCAGGCCCCGGGTCGCTCCGAGATTCGTGGCTCCCAGCTGCGCGGCCGTCACCAGATTCGCCAGGCGCAGCTCGAGGTCTGGTGCAAACTCCCGGACCCGTACATCCTGAATCTCGAGCGGCGTTTTCTCACGGCGGGCGAGGGCCTTGCCAAGCACAGAAGAGATCAGCCCACCCACGACAGATCCGAGGGGCCCCGCGGCATCGCCAAGAGCCTTGATGCTGGCGATGCCCGCGCTGGCTGTTGATCCGACTGCGGCTGCTATACCCTCCCGATCGCCCGTGACCGCGGCGAGGGTGAGGGATTCAGCGGAGCTCCGCAGCTGGTCTTGCAACTGATCCGACCGTTCCTTGGCGTTGAGCTTCCGCCGGGCTTCCGCGGTGGTCCGGTCACCGATGGTCAGGCCGCGGGCTCTGTAGGCCTCTATCAAGTCCAAGCGCTCCTGTGGCACAGGGGGCGGGGGGATCAGCGGCAGGCTGCCAAGCTGTTCCAGCATCACATACCGGTCATAGCTCGCGGAGGTAGTGAAAGTCAGTGGCTGGCGCTCGAACTCCACCGCGCCAAGGCGGTTGAGGGTGCCTTGCAGGTCGCGCTGGTTCGCGCCAACTACCCCCCGGACCATGTTTACAAGGCGGGCGAGGGCGCGTGCGGTCGGGGTGAAAGTGTCCTGTTGTGCGATCGGGGCCTGCCCCCGTCCACCGCCGCCGCCACTGCTCCCGGTCGGTCCGAACAGGTCCGCGATTCCGACGCTACGATCCCCAATGGTCCTGGCGATCTGCGACTGTTCGTCTGCGGAAAGCAGCCCGAAATTGGCAAATAGGCGGGTCGCAATGGCCCGCGCCTCGGCATCGGACCTGCCCTGCACCTGCGTGGCAAGCATCCCGATAGTGCCGGAGAACTGTCCGGCACGGCTGGCCGGGGGGCCATAGGACGCCCGTTCGGCGTTTTTAGCTGCGGCGGCGTCGCGCCCCTCCATTTGCTTAAAACCTCCCATCGATGAGCCATCGGCGCGCTTGCCGCCTAGCCGGTTTTCAATCCATTGCTGAGCAGCGCCTTGCGCGCCGATGGGACTAGTCGGATCCAGCCCCATCATGGCAAGGACGTTTCCGAAGATTTGGACGCGCGCCCAAAAAGTTTCGTCCTTAAAGAGGCGGTTCCACTCGCGCAGGCCAACGGTAGCATCGCTCAACGCGTCTGCGACCACCCCCAGCCACTCCGGCAGTGGCGATTCAGCCAGGAGTAACCCTATCTGATCCCGCAGGTCTGCGATGGCGGCCGAATATTCTTGGGTGCGTGTTTTCGCAGTCTCCATCGTCCCGCCCAATCGCGCGACTTTTTCGTCGAGCTGCACCAGAAACTCATCGATGATTTCCGACTTCGCCTTGCCCGTGGCGTCGATGATGATCCCGATGTCATCGAGGATTTGCGTGGATCCGCGGGAAAGGCCGGTCACGATGCGGTCCAGGGTCCCCTCGAAGTCCTGCCCGGTGGCAGTCGTGATGGTCCGGACGCCTTCCATCGTCCGTACGAATGTTTCGAAACTGATGTCCGCGTTCAGCGCTTTGTTCGCAATTCGCATGGCCTCGAGGCTGGCGATCGTGCCGCCTGTCGCCTCTTGCAGCCGCTCCATGTCTCCGCCGAGCTTGTCGAAGGCAGCCGACACGCCCTGCAATTCCCCACCGCGATTGAAGGCCGTGATGACCTGCTGAACCGAAAAAACCCCAGCGGCGACACGCCCTAGGTCCCCGGCGAAGCTGTTCAGCGCTCCGGTCGCGGCGTTGCGCGCCTCTAGCACCATTTGGAAGCGGATTTCTTCGTTCGTCGCGATGGTCTTTTACCTCCTTTCGGGATCTGCAGGCGGCACCAGCGCTTCAAGGCGATCGTGCAGCGCTGCAAAGGTCAGCATCAGGTCGATCCAGGCTGGCGGTTGCTCTTGCAGGCCGCCGGCCACATAGGCTTTGACACCCGCCCGCCAAGCCGTGAGGCACTGCCCATAGCCCCGGATGATCCAGGAGGGGAGGGCCTCTGCCATTACGCTGGGGCAGGTATCGAGTTCCCATTCCTCGCGCTCTTCGCGGTCGAGGCAGTCGGGAGCGAGCACGGCATCGCCGAGGGTGACGCGGGCACCGTCGAAGTCAAAGGCGAGCACACGGCCGTCGTGGAGTCCCAGGCAACTGCGGGGCTGGCGGTTGCGCTCGCAGGCGCGTCGGCAGGCGTGGCACCAGCTGTCGGTGCGGTGCTGGACGACGGCCCAGAAGAGCCAGTGGGCCCCCTTTTTTCATCCTCTTGCAGAGGGCTGGCCGCTTCCCGGATGGCATTCGCCAGGTCGTGCAGGGCATCGGAGCCGCACCGTTCCGCGAGCTGCGCCACCGCTTCCCGGCCACGATAGCTGACGCCCTCGGGGTCAATCGCCTCGACCAGGCCGCTTTCGCGCAAAAGTGCCTGCGCCCGCCAGGTGCCGGCGCGCAGCAGCGCCAACAAGTAGTCGGCGTCTTGCTCCAGCGAGGCATTTGCATGCGCCTGTTGTACGGTTTGCAGCCAGGTCTGGCGTGCTTCCGGCGCGGCCCCCGGTTGGAGTGCCGGGATCCCAGCCAGCGCCGCCGTCGCATCGTTGAGCAGTGTTGTGTGGGTTGCGTCGATCAGGTCGCGCGTCACCAGCGGCGGGATCTGTAGGGTGAGCTGCCACTCGGAGAGTTCCGGACGCAGACTGGTGTAGGGAAACGGCGTTCCCGGCGGAATGAGCGCAGGGCGCATGGCATGGGGCCTCCTTAGCCGGTCGTGAGGGTGAAGGCGTCATTGCAGACGCGGTAGGCCATCGGCCAGTACATGTGGCCGGCAACTTCCACTTCGTTCGGATGCGTGACCTGCATCACCTTGGGAGCTGTGATTGCGAGCGTCTGAGCGCCAGCGCTGCCGTTGATAACCACTGCATCACCCGCCTCGCTGTCGTTGTCATTAAGGAATCGCGCAAGGGGATCGAACGCGCTTTTGGCGACGTTGCGGAACTGCAGGCCGAGGGTCGGGGCCTGCGCCACGGTGTTGCCGAAGTACGGGATGTCGTAGCCCATAAAACCGGACCCGCACTTCTCCGGCACGATGATCTGGTTGTTCATGTCCAGTGCCCAGGCGGGCACCGCGTGCGCGGTCCCCTCGATAGTCACGGCCCCCTTCGCCTTGAAGGATGGGTTTGCACTGGGATTCGGGGTCGCCGTGACCCAGGTGTGAGATGCGTCGAGGTTGTCGAGATTCGAACAGTCGCCACACCAGTCAGCCAGGGTGTCAACACATAGGGCGACGATCCTGAAGTCAGCGAGGATGGCGTTGCCGGACATCCCGCGCAGCGTCACGGTGCCCAGGCCGGCGACCCCGCGGTAGTAGCGGTTATCCCGCCAGGCGGCAATGGTGACGTGACTGGAATCCCAGACGGAGGTGATGAACGTCGGGCTGTAGGTGGTCGTGGGGGCATCGGAGGCCAAGCGACATGCCCTGAGCGCGGCGTGCAGCGGGTCGATAAACAGGTCCAGATCGGTGGCCGGGCGGCGCAACTTCGCCGTGAACCGAAACTCGAGGTAGCACTTGCCGGCCAGCACCACATCGGCACCAGGGGTGAGGTCCCCCGAGGCGGTGCCCACCACCCCGCCCGTGTCGTCCGGCTGGCCGATGATGGCAATCTGAATCGGCCCTTCGCAGGTAAGGAAGTCGGTCGCGCCGAAGGTCGCCGCCGTTCCCGGCGTCCCCTCCTGCTTGATCGCCAGCCGCGTCTTGATTGCGATGTCGCCCGGGGCGTGTGCCATTGGCGGTCTCCTTTAGGGGGTCAGCGCCCCAAGTGCGTACTGAATTTCGTAGGTCACGATCACGAGATCCCGTTTTCCGGCCGTGTCACGCATCGTGCCGACCGGCGACCAAGAGACGAGCCGGATCCACTCGCAGGTGTCGGCGAGGCTGAGGTCAGCCCACAGCGACCGACGGATGTCCTCCACGAGCGTGCGAAGCCGGGCGGGCTTGGTGACGCCATCGACCCAGCCATAGATGCCCACCCGAAGCGTGACCGTCTCATCGCCGTCCGTGTGGTCCAGCACCACCTGCGTGGGGCTCAGCGGCACCACCTCGAGGAACGGCTGCTTGCCGGTGGGACGGCCCGGCAGGTGGCCATCGAACACCTTCCGGTGCGTCCCTGAGGGGCTGAAGTCGTAGTTCCCGGAGTACGGGGCACCGCCATCAATGGCCTCCAGGGCAGCGATCAGGACGTCGATGACGTCTTGTTCAAGGGCCATTACCTGATCCCCCGCTCTTGAGTAATGGCGGCAGCGCGACCGCGGATCTTCTGGCGGAAGTGTTCACGCAGCGCTTCTGGCAGATGCTCGAGCAACCGCTGCACTCCCTGCAAAAATCCTTCGCGGAACCACGGGATCGGCTGAATGCCGCCGCGCTGGTTGCGGCCGGTCGGCTGCCCTGGCGGGTAGTACCGTACCAGCCCGGGCGGCAGCGCCCGAAACTCGATCGTGCCGTGGAGCAGATATTCGGGGTAGTAAAGCGTCGTACCGATGCCAGCTTTCCAGACGGCCGGATTTACGACCTCATAGATGGGCACAAGGCTATTTACCTGTTGCCCGGTCGAGGTCTGGAAAAACTGCCCATGCGTGGTTTGCAGCGTGAACTGCACGTCGGTGCCGAGCTCCTTGAGATGCTCCGGCCCCAACTCGCGTGCGACCTCCAGCAAGGCCGCCGCTGGCGCAGTGAGCTCGCTGTTGCCGTACTGGTCGGTGAGGGACGCGCTGATTGTCGGCAAGCCGAGTCGGCCGGCCGACTGCGCCAAAAAGCCGAGTGCTTTAGCCCAAATCATCAGCCACTCCCAAGCGGAGCTCGCTGATGAGCGCCTTAAAGGACTCGGTGAGGGCGTGGGCTGGCATCCGAGTGATCGTCGCGCCCTGCGGCGTCACGATCTCGGTTCCGAGGGTGGATTGGGTGGTGCGATCGAAGAAGCTGTACTGCGCCATCGCCTGATCGAGGACCGCGTGTTCGATCCGCTCGGGGACGCCGAACCGGACCGCCTCGTTCCAGGTGTCCCAGCCGGTGCAGTCGTGCCCTGGCCTTCCGATGAGCGTCACGCGACTTGCGAATTTGAATCGTCCGTTCGCCCAATGCAGGTGGCGCCCGTCCTCCAGCAACGTGACCTCGGTAGTGATTTCGCTGTCGGCCAGCAGCACCTGCCCCAGTGTGTCCTCGCCGGTTACGGTGCCATCGGCCGTGTCGTCCGCCAGCGCTTCAAGCAGCACTAGCTCCGTGTCGCTCCCGTTGAGGGTCGCGCTGAGCAAGGTGTAGGCCCCATCGTTGCCGGTGGAGCCGGTGATGCGGAGCGGCTGCTCCGGGGTGTAGTCGACGACGTGATCGCCGGCGATGGTGAGGGTATTGGTGGTGTCATCCGCGCCAGTGATGGCGTGGCTGGAGCCACCGCCACCGGGAGTCCCGACATGGGGCCATTGCGTCAGCCTCAGCAGGTCGCGGCCGTTGCCGCGCTGCAGTGTTGTCCGCGCCACCCGGGGGCGGCGCAGCACCCGGCCGGTTCGCTCTTCGAGAAGCTGTGACACCGACTCCAGCATCGCCCGGTACCGCCGCTCCTCAACAGATCCAGCCACGGGCGTCTCCAGCGAGTCGTCGGTGCTGAGCCAGGCAAGGAATTTCGTGAACCGGGCGAGTGCTGTCATCGCGCTCTTTCCTCAGGAGAGAACCTAAGTCTTCCGGGTGACCGTGCCATCCGGCTCAACCACCGCAAAGCCTCGATGGGTCCGGGCATAGTCCGCAGCAGGGGAGTCGGCGGCGGCGGTCCCACATCCACTAACGAGGTAACAGCCGCGCAGCGTCTCCGTGCGCCGAGGATCGATGGCGAGGATGGTGACCTGTTGCGCAGCTTCGCCCTCAGCCGGATTAGGGGGCTTCGCGGCAGCTGCCGCCTTGGGGGTTTTCGCGGCCATTCGGTCGTCTCCTAGTTCGTGATGCCGAGCAGTCGGACGCCGGCTGTACGCGAGCGCAGCAGTGGGGCGGCGGCCACCTCGACCCGTACGTAATCCTGCGAAGCGGCTTCCTTGCTGCCCAGCACGATGCGGATCATGGGATGCCCGGCCAGCGTGGCGATGTAGCAGCCCTGTCCACCAGCGGCCAGCCAGTAGAAGCTGGAGGTCGTCATCGACATGCCGCGTGTTTCGCCGACACCAATGCCGCTCGTGCGGGTGTAGGGGCGGCCGCGCCAGCGATCCGGGACTTGTCCGAACAACATCAGTCCGGCTTCATCGTGGTACTGGAAGCCCATCGACCGGCAGAGCTGGTTGATCGTCTGCCGGGTGCGGGTCGAGGTCAGTCCGAGGACAGCCCCAGACTCCCAATGGCCCCACATCAGCTCAGCGGCTCTGTCCAGTTCCGCGATGGTGGTGCTGTCGAGGTCATCGCCATCCGCCGCGCCGGAGATTGCGATCTCCTGGCCAGACGGCAGCCATTCCTGGATGCCGCGAAAGGTCTCGTTGGTGGTGTTGTAGGTCGAGGTGTAGAAGTCGCCAGCAAACTGCAGCAGATGCGCCAGCAGCATCAGCTGCTGAGTCTCCTGCAGGACATCCGCGCCATGATTCAGGCCCTCGATCCGCGCCATGTAATCGACCGACTGCTGAATCCCGTAGCGGGTGATCAGTTGGTCATCGACGGCAAACAGAGTCGGGGTGCCTTCGGAGTAGGTGTCATTGGTCTTGATGACAGCCGAAGTCGGGAGCCCGACCGCCTGCCGGTTGGTGAAAGGTGAAGTCTGCGTGCTGAACTGCGGGAAGGCCATCAGCTCTGGCGTCACCTGCCCGATGGCGTTTCCCGCCCCGGCCGCGAGGCTCACGAAGCTGAACATCGCCTGCTGCGCGATGGCCAAGGTCCGGAGTTCGACCGCCCCATGCTTCACGGCAAGGTAGAGCTCGGGGTCCATGCCGTGGGTGGCTGCCAGAAAGGCGTCCCGCTGATTGGTGGCTTCAGGATCGCCGAAGTGCGCCCGGAACGCTGTCTGCGGCTCGAGCCCCACATAGCGCTCCTCGACGGTGAAGCCCCCAGCGCCGTTCGGCACCGGGACCTTTTCGAGACGGCCGTAGCTGGGGTTCAGGTTGATCTCCAGCTGACCGTTACGGCGCAGCACCGGCCCGGCCGGTGACTGCTTGTCATCGCGGATGTCGCCCAGGCCGGAGGTCGAGATGACCGCCGTCAACTCCTCCGCGCTGCGCTGGCTGAGAAAGTGCCGGGCGGGCAACTGGGCCTGCAACTGCAGCGCGAGCTGGGGATCGCCCAGCAGCGCTGCCGTCGTGGGGGTCACACCGCGCATTCCAGGAATCGAGGTCGGCGTTGCTCGCGCCATAGTTAGTGCACTCCTGTCAGGCCCACGGCCTGGATGGCGTTGCGGTACTGGGCCCGCTGCTCCGGTGTCAGCCGGTCCAGGGGATGCCCCGGGGCCTGCTGCTGGGCAGCGGCGGCTTTCGTGCTGTCTGTGGTGGCAGCGCTGTCATCACTCAGGGCGCGGGTGGCCTTGAGCTGGCGCAGTTCGAGGTCTGCGGCGATCAGCGCGCGATACTCCGCGGCCGGCACGCCCACCATGTTGGGGGCGGTCTCCAGCGCGCGGGTAACCACGTCGCCGGGGGGCTCGGGGGCGGGGCCCGCGGGGTCGCTCCGCTCCTGGAGACCGGCTTCCACCGCCTCCAGGCGCTGCGTGAGCGGTGCCAACGCGGTCCCCAGTGCGCCGGTGACCGAAGCTTCGATCAGCGCGCGAATCTCGTCAGGATTCATGGGTGCTACTCCTTCGTCGGTCTCCAGCGCGCGGAGCAGCTCGACGGTGACCGCCGGCTGGCCCTCAGCGCACTGGGTGGAATTGAGGCGGACGGACCCGCGGGCTCGCTTGTAGGCCGCGCCGGTGACGATGTCCACGGCGAGCAGTTCCAGCGCCTCGATTTCACCGCCCTCCCAGGGGCGGTCAAAGTTTTTAGGGATAAATTTCAGCGTGCGAAACACCATCGAGGAGCCGAGCCGCCCGCCACCCCGCAGGGTTTTCACGATCCGCGCGCTCCGGGCATTGGCATTCTCTCCGTCGATCGGCAGCAAGACGGCATCAGCCACGACATCATCACCCTCGACGCGCGCATTGGTGAGCCGCCCGACGTAGTGCTCGGGGCCCTTGTCGGCGTGCCAGGAGATGTGCCCGTCGTGGACATCGATGTTGCCGCGATTGATCTGGTCGACGACCGAGCGCATCGCGTTTTCGGTCAGGCGCGTGTTGTAGCTGTCGTACTGCCGCCCATGCACTACGAGGGTCAGGCGCGGGTTCGCGCCCGCCCCCTCAACGGCAAGGGCCGCGACGTCGGGTGCGAGGAAACGCAGCTCCACATCGAACTCGCCCTGCGCCTGGTCGTAGGACATCTCCACGGCAGTCGCAGCGAAGGCGACGCTCCGGTACTCGATGAAGGGCGGTGGCTTACGCATCGAAGTCCTCCTCGCGCAGCGGGACCCCGCTGCACATGCAGTTGGCGATTTCGTCAATGGGGCCACTGGGATCCCCGGGATGGCGCAAGCCGTTGGGGAAGGCCTCACCCAGGCGGCGCTTCAATCCGGCATTCGCGGCGTGGGTCTTCCGGGGGCGTCCGCTGTTGGTCTGCCACATCGTTCCAACGACTTGTGGGGCCTGCTCGAAGCTCGTATAGGCCGCCGCCTGCCGCAGCTGCTGGAGCTCGGTCCGCGCAATCAGCATCGAGCGGGGCTGGTCCACGACATCGCCCTTGATCCGCTCAGTGAACTTCGCCCAAGGGTCGTAGATCCGTTCAATCTTTTGGGCAATCTCACGGACGCCGACGTTCTCCTGCAGGCCCTCCGCGATCGTGGCACGGACCTGATCAAGAGTGGTCAGTTGCAATTCTCCGGAAAGCTTCAGCGGTTTGGTGGCTAACAGCCCTTCAATGCGTGGATCACGCACGTTGAAGGCGATGCCCAAATCATGCCGCTGCACCGTGAATTCGCCAAAGGCCTTCATGCTCCGCCGCATCAGCGGTGTCAGCTGGGCGGCCCAGGGGGTGGCGCGCACAATGGTGTCCACCTGCGCCATAAGCCCGGCTAGCGTTACCTCGACTTCCACTGCCTGTTCGATCGCCCGGACCACCTGTGCGCCTTCCGCGCCGAAGAGCGCGGCCACCCGCTGGGCGAACAGGCGAGTCTGCTTCCGGAACAGCAGGTCATCGGCTTCCTGCCAGGCCTCGGGCGTCGGCTCAGGCTTGGCACGCCGGGCTTCGATGCGTGCCATCCGGACCGCCTCGGGTCCGGCATCGGCTGTATCCGGGGTGTCCGGTTCAGCTGCCAGCGGCGGCACTTGCACGAACACCGGTCCGCGCCGGTCCTCTTCGTCCCACTCAACAATTGGATCCAAACCATCTTCCTGGCGGACCTCGTTGCGTGTTTTCCACGGCTGTCCAACCTCGGTCTGGCGTAGTTCCGCTTGCGACCGCGGGTCCAGCGCATCGAGGTCGGGATAGACGAACTGGCAAAGCGGGAAGTACCGTTCGCAGACCGTGTCCATTGCGGCCTGATCGAGCTCTGCCAGCGCGCGCAGCTGTTCGTTCGCGAAGGCCCGTAGAGTCTGGCTCACCGAACGATTCGAGTCCTCGGTAAAGCCGAACTCATCTAGCGACAGCCCATAAGCATTGGCTATCTGCCGCACCAAATCGCGGCGATACGCCGGCATTTCTAGGTCTTTGTTGCTATCCCGCAAGGTCAGCAGTTGGGCTTCACGATAGGCGTCCCCCCACCAGACAGGCACCTCATCCGGATCATCGCGGCGCTGGTTGACTGACTCCTGAACCAGCTCGGCACTCGGCGCGCTGGTCATGTTCGGGGCCAGCAGCGCGCGCCGGGCATAGCGCCCATCTCCGGAGAACTCGCCGCGGTTGAGGGCGTCGAGTTCCTTGAGAGCCATGAGCACGTTCGCCAAGACCCGGCCCGGCGCAAGCCCCCGGCGGTCATGTCCCATGTTCAGGGCGCACCAAACCACTTGTTCGTATTCGAGGGTGGCGGTCCTGAAGCCACCGATCTGCTGCTGCAGGAAGGGTGAGGGTGGGGCAACGTCATGCTTGCCCCATGGCATCAACCGAATCCACTCCGGGGCGAGAGGCAGAAGGGCAATCGGCAGGCCCCGGTTGAGCACAATTTCGCAGGCGTACTCGCCCTCAATCAGTAAATCTTCCAGGGTCCGGCCCTTGAAAAGCCGGAACGAGGGGAACTTGGGGCATGGCCGCCGGAACAATGCTTCAGCATAGGCCTGCTGGCGGACAAATTCGGGGTCGGGGTGCAGGGGATCGATCGCCAGGCCAATCCGCGGCACGATGGCGGTCCTGAGGCCCAACAGCTTGTTCTGAGCGATGTTCACCCCGGCCCGGAAGTCAGGCACCGTAGCGCCATAGACCCGTAGGTCCGCCCGCCCGGTCGGCGCTTCGGGGATCCCACGCGCGACGGGCACCTGCCCGGTGCCCGTGAGGTCTTCCGTATTGCTCAGCGCTTCCCGCAGGGACGGTCCGGCCTTCAGCGGCAGCGCCTGCCCCCGTAGCACGGCCATAGCTCCCGCCATGCGAGCAGCCGCCTCCTTCCACAGGGTCCGCTTGGGCGTCCGTGCCATGCTTCATAGATAACATAGCTTTCATTATTTTTCCAGCACTGCTAGCGACACAAATGTCACCCGCGCCGAAGCGGCTGCCGTCCCCGGCCACTGAGACCCGCTCTAGTGCGGGTGTAGTACCGCAGGCCTCCACTGGTGGCGTCCACCTGATCGTCATGCGCGGCGTAGGGGAAGCCCAGCAGTTCTGCCAGGTACTCTGCCAGCCCATTGCAGCCCGTCCAGAAAACCACCTGTCCAGCCGCGAAGAGGACCGTCACTTCGGCCGCCCGTGTCCGCTTATCATTTTCTGGCTGGTCTGCCAGGATCGGCAGCCCCTTCCGGCGCAGGCGCTGGATAAGTCCCTGGCCGCTGGCCTTGTCCTCGATGAGCACCGCCTCCGGGCGATACTGGGCGTAGCGATCCTCGATCGCTGCCTCGACCTCCGGCGTCTCCATCCGACGGCGCAGGACATCGATGATGAAGACCTTGCCGCCCGCGACCCCGAAGGTGATCCCGGCGCTGGGGTCGTTCAGCTGGTCCGCTTTGTAGGCGGTGTCCCAGTACTGAAACACTCGCTCGAAGGTGGGCAGTTCCCGGACGAACTGGAACGAGTCGCGCTTGAAGAGATTCCCCTCCTGGGCGATCGGGGCCCCGCCATAAAGTGCCGGGAAGGCGTTCGGCAGGAGCAGCGGGCTGCCGTCCTCTCCCTCCCCTCGCTCCAGCATGGCCTTGATCTGCAGCAGGCGGTCAACGGGGAATTGCGCGGGCCAGAGTGCCTCCCCAGGGGCGCGGCCCAAGGGGTCGTGCTCGGTCGCGATAGCCGGGAAGTTCAGGTAGGTCCACGTCTCTTCGAAGGCACCTCCGCCGCCACCGAGCAGCCAGCCCGCCAAATCATCCTCATGCCAACGAGTCTGGGTGATGATCACGGACGCGCCGGGCATGAGCCGGGTGTAGGCCACCGTCTGGAACCAGCTTTTCAGCCTCCGGCGATAGGCCTCACTGATAGCATCCTCCGGCCCCTTGATCGGGTCATCGATGATAAAAAGGTTGGCCCCTTTTCCGGTGGTGGCTCCGCCGACGCCCACCGCGTGGTAGACCCCGCCGCTTTGAGTGTGAAACCGCCCGGCCGCGGTCGAGTCGGTCCGCAGCTGCGAACCTGGAAAGACTGCCCGATGAAACGGTGTGGCCACTTGATTGCGGATCTCGCGCCCGAAGTCCCGAGCAAATTCCTCCTGATAGGTTGCGTGAATGTATTGCCAGTCTGGATGCCGGCCAAGCAACCAGCAAAGCAGGTAGCGGCTCAGGAACAGGCTCTTGCCGTGCCGGGGGGGCATTGAGACGATCAGCCGAGCGTTCCCCTGCTGCAGGGCCGTGGTTACAACATCCGCAAAGCGCAGGATGTGGGGGGGCGTCTGATAGCTTGGCATCGCGCCGACGGCATAGGCGAGCGGGTCGAGGCGGGCCGCGGCGAGGGCGGCGGCCCGCAGGTCATTCGGGGGCAAGGCGCTGATTCGCCAGGCGGATCATCTGTGCCGCCTGCTCATCCGTCAGATCGATCTCGGCTACGCCCACGATCCCTGAATGCTCCCGCCGCTCAGGGGGGTTGTAAATTTCCGGGCGACGGCACTTCAGAAGAAAGATGGCCGCGGTCACTGCCCCTGGGGTGCCCACCGGGGCCAGCTGGGCGGTCTCGCGCAGCGCCTCCTCAATCGCATCGATCCCGACCTCCAGCGCCTCCTCCCAGGCGCGCCGGAAATCGGCGTGGGCGGCGCGATAGTCGTAGGCGGTCGAGCGGCCGACCTTGGCTTTCTCGCAGGCGGTCGAAACGTTCCCTGTCTTGCGAAGGGTAGCCAGGAACACCATGCTCCAGCCCGGGCGCTTGGGGGATGCGGTCTTTTTGGGTGTCCGGCCTGTCCGGGGCGGCTCAGCTGGCGTTGCCGGTGCGTTCGCTGGCTTGCGCGGCATCGTTCAACACCTCCTGTACCGTCCCGGTGCGCCCCAAGAGCCGATCCCGCTCCCGGAAGTACCACGCCAGGGGGCGGCCGTAGACGACGAGCAGGGCGGCGCGCAGATCCTGGTTGTGGCGAAACTCCACCGGCAGTTCGGCCCCATGCCGCTCCAACCAGACTTTGGCGCGGATCGACCCGTCCGGATCTGAGGTAAAAGTCGCGGAAGTGGACGCCATACGTTTCATTATAAACCGCGCAGCAGTGTTCCACGTGGAACAAGCAGTCGGGCTACGACGGCGCGACTAGAGTTACAAGGTACTCGAACAGCATCCAGGCGATGATCAGCACCACGAGCAGCCCAATGCATCCACCGTCCGCGCCCGGGTGGGTCGACTTCGTACGGACCGCTGCGCGATGGCGGCCCGCCGCCCGGTCCGCGCTCGCCTGACACTTGGGATGCGCGAGTTGGCCGTCCGGGGTTGGGATGCCGAGGTGCCCAACCGGGAGGGGGGCATCGCAGTGGGGACAGGTTGTGTCAACCAGGGATTGAATCGGCATGGGGGCAGCAGGGGGCGGGACCTTTGCGGAGGGGACCGTAGCGTAGTAGATCCATGCTAGCGGCCCAAAAAGGCATCCGGCGAGGCATGCCATGCCGGTACTGCGCCCTTTAGACTCAGCCAGGTTGATGGCAGCAAGCCATGAGCCGATGAAGAAGATTACAAGCAGCGTTTCCATCGCATCCCTCTACACCGAGGGGCTTGCTGGTTCGTCCTGCTGATCATCCTCTATGATCCGGAACGTCATAACCGCCGCGCGCCTCGGCAACCCTGCCTTGCGACAAATGTAGCTGATGGTCCCGACGCTCACTTGATAAGCCTCGCCATCATCTGACTGGATGCCCCGCCGCTTGAGCTCCACGTTCGCCCAGCGAGTTAAGGCGTTGTAGCTCCAGCCGCTGAGAGCGCGCGCGATGATTTCTGCGCGCAGGTCCTCTGGCATAGGTGAGCGTGGCGGCTTGGCCATAGTGGTCGTGACGGGCATCCCTGCGCTGGTCCTCCGTGAAGATAGCTTGTTGTGCCTCTAGTCGCTATTCCCCATCTTACTTGGCGTGTTCGGGTGTTGCCTTCTAGCCACTGAAATTATTTAGCGATTTTTGTCCTCCTCCGCTTGACAGGTTTCTAGCTATCTGCGACATTCTCTCCTGTCGGCGGCAGCAGGCTGGTAGATCCTGAAGCCAAGCCAGCGCCAGGCTGATGCCTACTGCATTCAGGGCCGCCGACACCTTTTCCACCAATGCAAGCGGCCCCGCCTCCCCTCAGTCTTGGCGGATCGAGGGAGACAGGGCCGGGTGGCATCCCGGGGGATGCCAGCGCGATTCTAGCGCGGCTCCCCCATGAACCCGCTGGGGGACCTGTGAGGCAACTCCTCCCCGCCCATTCGCTGCCTTTGCAGCACCTGCCGGAGCATCCCTACGAGGCGCTGCTCACGGCGATCACGGACACTATTGACCGTCTGAGCTCGAAGCAGCTGAGCGACACCCGCCCGGAGGTGATCCGGGATGCCCTGCTGTCGTCGCTGCTGCGGGTGTTCCAGGACCACCACTGTCCGACCGCACCTGAGGCCGAGATCGTCGTGCCCGCCTACTGGCGGTCAATCCTCGGCCGGGCGCAGCGCCGGATGGCGCAAGAGTTCCTGGCCGGGCTCCAGCAGACCCTCGCCGATGACCAACTGTGGCTTGACGAGGGTCTGGGCCGTCGCGATGCGCTGGAAGTTGCAGCGCTCATCGTTGAGCGGCTGATTACTAGCGGTGCAGTGGACCTCTGTGCCCGGGATGAGTCGATCGCGGACTTGGCGGAGCTGCTGAACCGCACTATCCCCATTCTTGATGGCCATGCGCTGTTCCATAAGCTGCAAAATCCGCCTTTCTCCTGGAACATGCCGGACCCAATCTCCCCTCAGGTCGAGGCGATTTTGGACACTGCGCAAGCGCGGCTCTACTGGGAGGAGGATCACGCTGATGCGTAACTTTTCCCCCGGGCGCCACGAAGCGCTGGCATCCCTCGACGCTCTCGATTTCTGGGGCTGGTGCGATGATCCCACGGATGCCCGTGCGATCTACGCGAGCGCCAGCACTGCCGACCCGTTCGACTCAGCGTCCTTTCGGGTGAGGCTGCCGACCACGGACCCGGATGACCCGCAGTCGCTCTGGCGGCGGCTCCGCGACCTGCGGCCGGTCCCCTTCGTTTATTGCTCGCATCTCCCGGCCATCTGCGGCTACTCGCCCTATGAGACCCCCCGGGGGATGTGGGAGCGCGACACCCAGCCGCCGCTGCCCCGCGTGACTAATGAGGGGATGCGCCGGGGTCGCCAGGCCGAGCCGCTGATCCGCGATGCCTTCTACGTCGCCCAGGGCCTGGCGATGGTGCCAGCGACATTCTTCCGCGTCATCAAAGGCGTCCCCTGCTGGTATTCCGCCGATGGCTACACGGATCGCGTCGGCCGCCGGGAAGGTCTGGAGTGCAAGCTCGTCAACCGCGCGGAGCGTGACCTGCTCCATGCCCGGAAGCTCGCCCCCGCGAAGTACCTCCACCAGTCCCTGGGCGCGCTCCTGATCGGCGATCTGGACCGGCTCTGGATGGCCTGGAGCTACCACCACCGCGACGAATCAAGCGAAATCTACCTCGAGGTTTATGACCACGATGCGCAGGACGCTGGCCTGCAGGCGCTGACCACGGTTCTGGTGGACTACTGGGAAGCGCTGATCACAAAAACCCCGTTTGAGTTGCGAAAGGAGATCTCATGGCATCGGTAATCGAACGCGCCGCCGACATCGGCTTCGAGATGGTCATGCGGCAGTTCATCCCCACCCTGGCGGAAAAGCAGGTGGCGGAGAAGGTCGTGCTGACGGCCGGCAACGTCATTAGCTTCACCAGCCAGGAACTGCTCGACCTGATCGCACTCCGGGCGAAGTCGCTGGGCCTCGATCCGGTTCACCCCGCGTTTGACCTCATCCCGAGCGTCAAGCGCCGGGAAGCTCCGCCTCACAGTCCCCTGGAGGACCCGAACCCGTTCTATCGAGAGTGGCAGGTCCTGAAGCTCTTCCCAAATCAGGTGGCGATCTACGGCCTCGCGGCGATGCACGGCTGGTCCGCGGAGTCCATCGAGACGCACGTCACTAGCGAGTTTGTCACCGTCAAAGCGCGCGCCTGGGATCCGAGTGGCCGGGCGATGGTCCGCACCGGCATTAAGGCCACCACGCGCTCTGGCTGGAAGGGCGAAGCGCCGGCACCGCTCAAGGGCGAGGACTTGGCCAATGCCATCATGGCCGCCGAGACCAAGGCGTGCCTCCGGGCGCTCCGGGCACTCGCCGCGCTCGCCGGGCTCGACCTCGGTGACAACGAACAGCCGGAAGAGCCCGCGGCGCCCCAACCGACCACCATCACTCTGCTCAATGACTTCCCAGCGCGTGCCGTAGATCCACAGGCAGCCGCCACGCTGCCCCTCGGCGAGATCGTCCGGCAGCTGACCGGCACCCTACCAGGGCAGGCCCGCGAGGCCCGGCCCGAAGCGTTCTTTGTTCTCACCGCAGGTCTGGCCCAGCGCACTGGCTACACCGGCGATGGCGCGGACCTGAATGCCATCAGCCGCCACTTCAAAGCGCTGGGTCCCCACCCCGCGACCGCAGCGCTTCGGTCCGCGTTTGCGAACTGGTCTGGCGGGCCCTGGACCGCGAGCGAGGCGCACTCGTTCCTGCTAAGCCTCGGCACTCCCGTGGCCGACCTGCCCCCAGCGGATCCCCCGTTCTTTGATGACTTCACCCAGGAGGACTCCACCAATGACTAAGACCACCCCGCAGCAGATCGCGCACCTCGAGGTGCGGAACTTCATGCGCCTCACCCACGCCACCATCGATTTCCACGGCACCACGCCGGTGGTCGTCGCCGGCGACAACGCCCAGGGCAAGAGCTCGCTGATTCGCGCGCTCACCTGGGGGCTGTCAGGCTCCCGCAAGGAAGCGCCGGCCTATCCCCTCAAGCGCGGCGAGACAGAAGGTGAGGTCCGCGTGACCCTGACCGACGGCTCGGAAGTGCTCTGGCGTTTCAAGCTGGATCCCGCAGACCCCACGAAAGCGCAGTTGCTGGATCCGCGCATTCGCAACGCCGAAGGCGGCACTGAGACGACTACGACCTGGCAGAAGGCCCTGGGGGCCATAAGTTGGACCCCGGGCGGCTTCCTCAAGCTCGAGAAGGCCAAACAGTTGCAGGAGGTCCTGCAGCTGGTCGATCTGCCCTTTGACCTGGCGGAGATGCAACAGCAGATCAAGAACGCTGAAAGCCGACGCACGGATGCCGGCCGCGAAAAGGATCGAACCGCGAAGGTTGCGGCCGCGCTCCCGGTGTTTCCTGACGCCCCCGCCCATGTGATCGACACCGCCGTAGTGCAGGCTGAGATCGATGCCCTGCTGCTCCTGGAAGAGCAGCACGCCGCCTGGGTGCGCGAGAAAGCACGGCTCGATGCCGAGCGTGAGGAGGTCCGGAGCGAGATAGCCCGGCTCACCCTGAAGCTCGAACGCCTCGACGCCGAGACCTTGTGTCATAACGAGCACGAGCCCTCTGGTATTGACGTGGACCACCTCGAAACCCTGCGCGGTCAGATCCGCAACGCCACCGACATCAATCAGCAGGTGCTCGCACAGCAGCTGCACCAAACGGCTGTCGCAGCCGCAGCGGAAGCCAGGCTCGCCTGGGAGGCGGAAGAAGCCACTGTGCAGGCCTTACGGGAAGAGGTGACCGAAGGGTTGGCCTGCGCGGTGATGCCAGTGCCGGGCCTGAGCTTCGGCGAAGGCGAGCTCCTGCTCAACGGCCTGCCGCTGGACCAAGCAAGCGCAGCGGAGCGCCAGCGTCTTTGTCTCGAAATGGATCTGGTGAAAGCCCAGGCCCAGCAGCTACGCCTGATGGTCATCGATGACGCCGAGAAATTCACCCCAGCCAACCTCGCCCTGGTGATGCAGCGGGCAGAGGCCGCCGGGTTTCAGACGGTCTGGGCCGTCGCTCGGACGGACTATGACGGCCCCGGAGAAGTGATCGAGGTCCGGGATGGCATCGCCGCCTCGGCCCCAGTCCCAGCGTAAGACCTCCCCCGCTCCCCAGCGGGACTGCCGGGCGACGACTTGCATCCGTCGCCCGGCACCATTGCAGCGAACGAGTGAGACCGCGCCGTGCCAGGACTCGCCAGGGATGCTCCGGCTCCTGGCGCGGCGTGAAGCACTGATACGACGCGCCGTGAAAGGAGTCACAGCCCAATGACGACGAAGCGCTTGAAGCCGTGGGTATGGGGCGTACTTGGCCTGCTCTGCGGCGTCCTGCTGAACCCACTTGCCGACCTCATCGATTACAGCCTTGAGGCTGAAGCCGAGGCCAGGGCGATCTACACGGCCGCCTATTGTTGGACGGCCCTGCACGGCTCAGAGCCGCTGCCGGCCACCGGCGAGTTGCTGGCCTGGTTTGCAGACTGGTCCACTGGTGTCAACCGCGCCGAGGACTGGGCGGTGTCGCGATGACTACCACTCCCGATTATCAGCGCGGCTATCGGGCCGGGCGGCGCAAAGCCGCCAGTGACATCTCTCTGCGCCTGGTGCGCATAGAAAAGCATTTGGAAAACATCGTGGACCTGCTCCAGCTGCAACTGTGCATCGACCTGCACACCAACAACGATTTCAAACTGCAGGGCGAAGCCGCGCTAAAAGCACTCGCGCCTCTCTCTGAGACATACCGACGCGCCTTCTCCCGCGCAAGGGACTTTAAGCTGTGAGCAAGTACCCGCCCTGCGACATCCTTGCGCGTTCCACCCCGGCCTACGCGGACAGGCTCGACACGGCTCCCATTCTCGCCGCCTTGGCGCAGTGTCGCCTCGCGGTGCTGCCTTCTGGGGAGTTGATGCTGGAGCCCTGCCCGAATTTGATCCATCAGTTGCGGCTCCAGCGCTTCGTGCCTGTCCTGGGCCCGCTGAGCCTCGCCTGCCGGCAGGCGTCCATGCCGTCGCCGTCGTCCACGTCTGTTAGCGATGACGCCACAGTCTGTGAGTGGTGCTGTGCCCCGATTCCCACCGGCGATCCGGTGGTCTGTGTGGCCTGTGCCGCGCAGCTCTCCGTTGACTGAAAATCTCATCCTCTCCCCCCCCCAAAGGAGTCGCCCAATGAAACCTACCATCCCCCTACTGGTGCTCTGTCTGCTGCTAGCCACCAGCTGCACGCTGCTGGAGGACGCCGGGTTCCTCCCGGTCGAGCCCAAGACCACAAAGGTGGCCCTGCGCTACGCATTCGAAAGCCCCTGCGTGGATCCCAAGGTCTTGGCGTTCACCAAACAGACCCGCGAGCTGCTAGTCCCGGTCACCAATGGCGGTGCTCCGGATGTTGTGAGCGCACGCCAGCAGATCGAGGCGCTGCTTGTCAAACTCCCTGCGCCGAGCTGCACGGTCCAGTTGCGGACCCAGGTACTGCTCGGCTCAGTGCAGGTCTTGAGCTTCAGCACGACGCTGGCGGCCGACCAATGAAGAAATGCGCTTACAGACGCATGAAGGCGCTGTACGACAGCCTACCCCCCGAGGCAGTGCAATTGCTGGAGCGCTACCGCA